GTTGGTAGCACGCCATGATTGACCTGCAAAAATACTGTTCGACCGAACTATTCAAGCTATACTTGCACCATCCATTTTCGCAAAGCAATTATACCTACGCGACAAACGGGCATATTTTGGTCCGGGTGCCGTTGCGGCCTGATGTCGAAAAACAGAAGAAGCCAAACGTATCGAGCGTCTGGCCGAAATATGAGCCCACGGCGTGGATCGCCCCGCTTACGTTTGATTTTCCGGAGCCGGAGAGCCTCCCGTGCAAGGATTGCTATAACGGCGGCCGCGTCCACGATTGCCCTGGCTGCGAATGCGTTTGCCAAAAATGTGGCGGCACTGAGGAAATTTTCGTAATTCGCGCGGTAAAGCTTGGACCGCTTTACATCCAAGAAAAATACGCGCGCCTCATGATGGAGTTGCCGAAGATCGAAATTGAAGCGCAACCGCCTTTAATGGGGCCAGTGCAGTTCCGATTTGATGGCGGTCGCGGTTTGGTCATGCCATGTATTTTACCTGGCCACGGCGGCAAATCTGTGCCGATTATTGGAACTATGATGGAGGAACCGGCGCCATGATTAACCCTATCACAATGCGTCGCGCGGCCTCTGATCTCCAAGTGCTGGCGGTGCCTGACCGGCACGTAAGCCCTGCCGTGATTTCCGCCGGAGTTCTGCGCATCGCCCACGATATTGAGGAGTGGGCAAACAAAACCGGCATGGACCGGGTAAGGATCCGCGATATCTGCGTCGCGCTCCAAAACGGCGCAGCAAGTGGTCGAGGTCTGTCGCGCGAAGCATGCGCTACGCTCGCCCGCGACATCGACGCAGTGATCTGGTCTGGCGATGAAACCGCGCGGGGCGCCGACGTGATTCCGCTGCACGGTTTTTGTCCTCCGACGCTTGCGGATACTTTGGCGGCATTGCGTGGCGAAAAGACATCGGATCAAAAGCGTGATCCCCACGGGTTTTTTGGCCGCGGGCCGGATGGTGCAGCATGAGCATGCGCCAAGCGCTTATTGAGGCGCGGGAATATATTGCTGATGACCTGCGCGAGATCGTCGACAACACAAGCATTGATCACACGCGCGCCACGGTTGACGACGATGCTTTGCCGTGGGTTGAGAAGGCAGATATCGTGCTGGACAAAATTGACGCCGCGCTATCGGAACCCCCGACCGACCCCGAATGCGCCGCTGCGCTTGACGTGTGGTTTAGCGATTTTGCCGGCACAGCGCGCGAGCAAATGAGCAGAAATGTGATTTTAATTGATCGGATGCGTCGCGCTTTGATTGCGGCGCGGGGTGTGGGAGATGTGGCATGAGCGACACCATGGAGCAGCCCAGCGGATCTGCGCTGCCAGTCGTCCCGCGCACCACGCTACCATCGGTGCTGGCGGCAGACAAAAACGATCTGTTAAAAAAACTGCAAGACGAACTGGCGGTATTTAAGGCCGACATCAGCACGCCCGCCGGCCGCAAGGCTGTCGCCTCCATGGCGCACAAGGTGGCCCGCATCAAGGGTGACCTGCTCAAGCTTGCCGACCGCGTGAGCGAAGAGGCGCGCCGCACGCACAAGGCCATCGTTGAAGAAAAGAAAATTATTGAAGACAGGCTTAATGCACTTCGCGATGCCGTGCGCGCCCCGCTTGACGAATACGAGGCGGCGGAAGAATTGCGAGTGAGAAAAAATCTTGAAGCCCTTGAGCAACTTCAACAATATGCTTCATTTTTTTTGTTGCCGACGCCCGACGAAGTGCAAAATCGGATAGAAATGGCCGCAGCTTTTGCCGGCCAGAGCGTCTGGGATATCGACTTCCGCGCCCGCGCGTCAGACCTGGCTGCCGAGGTGCTGGATAAGCTTGCCGGCGCGCTGATCGAGGCTAAGCGGCGCGAGGCGATGGCCATTGAGGATGCCGCACGCCGCGCCGAGGAGGCAGAGCGTCAGCGGATCGAGGCCGAGCGCATCCAGCGGGAGCGCGAGGAGGAGATCGCCCGCGCCGCAGCGCAGCAAGCCAGGCTGGAAGCCGAGCGGTCAGCGGCTGAGCAGGCTCGCTTGGCGGCAGAGGCATCAGCCGCAGAACTCCGCGCGGCCGAGGAGCGTGCCGCAGCCGATCGCCGAGCGGTGGAGGATGCGGCACAGCGCGAGCGTGAGGCTGCCGCAGCCCGCGAGCGCGAGCACCAGGCGGTTATCGAGCGCGCCGCCGCCCAGGCGCGGCAGGCAGAGGCCGACAAGCTGGCGGCCGAGCAACGGGCCGAGCAGGAGCGGATCGCCGCCGAGCGGCGCGAAGCCGAGGCCGCAGCAGCAGCAGAGCGCCGCCAGGCCGAGGCGGTCGAGGCCGAGCGCCAGCGCGCAGAGCAGGAGCGCAAACGTCAAGAAGATGAAGCGGCGGAGACGAAGCGCAAACAGGAACTCGAAGACAAGCGCCGCGCCGAGAACAAGGCGCATCGCCAGCGGATCAACAAAGTTGCGCTCGACGCGCTGATTCTGTGCGGACTGCCCGAAGAAATGGCTAAAGTGGCTATTGTGGCTATTGCGCGCGGTGACGTGCCGAACGTCAGCATCGCATATTGAAAGGTCTAGCCGTGAACTCCGTCACCAAAGAACAGACCATACAACGCACGATCGAAAACGAAACCGAAACCGGCGGCCAGAAAATTGCAGTTGCGCCATCCACGGCTCTGAGCCCAGCCGAGAGCATGCTGAATTTCGTGGCCGAAGCTTTGCACAACAAGGATATCGACCACAACAAGCTGGACGCGCTCCTTCGCATGCAGCGCGAGATCGTGGCCGATGATGCGCGTGGGCAATTTAACCGCGCGCTGCATGCCGCTCAGTCGGAAATGCCTCGGGTTAAGAAGAACAGCACCATTGAACTCGGCCAGGGAAAAGGCAGCATTCCCTTCGCAAATTGGGAAGACGTTGATGCGGTTGTGCGTCCGATTGCGCAGAAGCACGGGTTTTCATACACGTTTTCTTCGGAGGAGCGGACTAGAGACGGCGGTGGCGTGAACATGCACGGCACATTCCGCCATGTCGCAGGGCACTCTGAGACGGTGTCAATGGTGTTGCCTTTGGACAGCGGGCCAGGCCGAAACAATATCCAGTCCGCTGGCAGCACCAACAGCTACGGCAAGCGATACCTCACGGAAAACTTTTTCAACGTGGTCCGCGAAGGCGTTGATGATGATGGGCGCGAAGGCGGAAAGAAATACATAGACGCAGAAACCGTCGAGAAGATTGCCGCAGAACTGAAAAAGCGCAAAATTCCCGAGCATGAATTTGTTGTGGCGATGGAGGTTCGTTCCATCGAAGAAATTCAGCAAAAGGACTTGCCCAAGGCGCGCAACGCCATGACATCCTACAAACCTCGTCCGCCGGAGAGCGTGACATGATCGAACACGACGTTATTCAGGGTTCGCCCGAGTGGCTGGCGCTGCGCATAGGCATACCGACAGCCTCAGAATTTGATCAGATCATCACGCCTGCCAAAGGTGAGCTGTCCAAGTCCGCGCGTCCATACATGATGAAGCTGCTGGCTGAGTGGTGCCTGGGCGAATCCATGGACGATATCAGCAACCTTGAATGGGTAGAGCGCGGCAAGGAACTGGAACCCGAGGCCGTGCGGTTCTACGAATTCACACAGGGCGTCAAGACCCGCCCGGTCGGCTTTATTACTAGCGACGACGGACGATGCGGCGCGTCACCAGACAGGCTCATCAACGGCGCTGCTGCGGGCGTCGAGATCAAATGCCCGAAGGCCAACACGCACGCTGGCTATTACTTCGACGGCTTCGGCGATAAATACAAGGTGCAGGTCCAAGGCCAGATGTATGTCGGGCAACTGGAGTACGTCGAACGCTACAGCTATTTTCCGAAGTTCACGCCAAAGATTGAGCGCACCTACCGCGACGGACCGTTCATCCGCAAGATGGGCGATGCGCTCACTCAATTCTGTGATGAGCTTGATGCGCTGAAAATCAAAGCGCGCGAACTTGGGTGGTATCAGGACCGGGATGCGATCAAGACGGCGGTTGATGTGACGTATGGAAAAAACGGATCGCCCTACGCCGCGCCGGAACGCGATTGGGGACCGGGCGGATACATGCAAGCATGAGTAAAAATGGAAACATTATGCGCGGCGCTGGCGCTGGCATGACGGACGCGGGGTAGGGCGATGAACAAAGATCTGGTGCAGGCTGCAATAGACGCGGCTGCTGATTTCATCAAGGCCGCGAAAGCCGCAAGGGCAGACATCGAAGAAGGTGGCTCCGGCACCAAGCTCACCGGAGCGTGCCGGCGTGCTTCAATGGAACTGACGCGTGCGCTCGCGGAGATGCGGAAGCCATGACCGATCAACCCGCGAATGAAAACAAGCCATCTAAGGACATCACATTCGAAAAATTGGCAAAAGCATCCGGTTTGTCCGAAGACGAACTGCTTCGTCGTATTGCCAAAGTGCTTAGCAACAGGGAAAAGCCATGACCGATCAACCCGACCCGTCGCTGGCCCGGTGCGTGTGTGACAGCCCCGCTGCCGTGCTGGCTGCTAATCGCGGAGAATTTCGTAGAGACGTTGCATGCTTGTGTTGCTCTGCTCGGACGCCATATTTTCCCACACGCGCTGAAGCCATCGTCGCATGGAACCGGATGCAGGACGCGGATGCGTGGCGGCCGATTGAGACCGCGCTGGTGGATGAATCTGTGCAAGTTTGGACAGGTCATTACCAGCATACCGCAATTTTTAATCATTGTAGGGGATGGTGTGCATTGGCTGATGATGTTGAGCTCGTCCCGCAGCCAACGCATTGGCGCCCGCTTCCAGCCCGTTCGTGCGGAGGCCGCAATGGCTGAGCGCACGGGCATCGAATGGTGCGACGCCACGTGGAATCCGACACGTGGCTGTTCGGTCGCATCGCCAAGCTGCGCGCATTGCTACGCGGCTCCAGCGACACTGCGCATGGAGCGGATGGGCGTTCTTGGTTACGAAGGGTTGGCAAAGCACGTGCACGGCAACGTAGTGTTCACCGGCGAGGTCCGCGACGCACCCGAGCATGTGCTGCGCTGGGGTAGGGCGGCGGTTTTTGGAGGTAGGGCGGTATGAGCAAGCAGGTGTTTATTGACAGAGAAGGTAACGAATGTCAGGCCCCACGGGGCACAACGACGCCAAGCGTAATGCTTCGCCTAAAGAATGGCGTATTGCAGCAGATGCACTGGTCGTCAAAAGGTGGACGCTATTGGATCAACGTGCTCACAGTGGCAGACGATGCGCCGGATGTGACGGGATTAGCACCGTGACGCCATCCGACAAAGCCCGCGCCGACCGCTTGGCCCGCAGCATGCAATCCCTAACCGACGTGGCTATCAGCGAGATTGCAAACTACCTGGATGCGATGGACGCACAGCCCGAGCTACGCGCAATCACGTGGGAACTGCTGGCGCGTAAGGCGCTGGTGAAGATCAAGGAGATTGGACGATGAATGAAAAAGGCCAAAACGACGTAAGGCCGAGCACCGCATTTCAATGGAGGCCCTTCGCCGCCCTATGGATCAGAAAATTGCCATGACCTTCGACTTCATCGACCGCAAGCACATCACCCGCCCATTCGCGCCGGGTGTTTTGGTGGAGACCGATCCGCCGGTGTGTGCCGCGTGCGAAAACAGTGGATGGGAGTGCTACAGCCTGGGTTTTGCCGATCCGCATTTTCGCGTGTGCACGGTATGCGAAAATCCGGAGGGGCTGCCATCGCCATGACACGTGAACCACAATACAAAGACCCGCGCCGCACGATCTGCCCCAGCACGCGCAAACCATGCCACACGCTCATATCGTGTCGGTTCACTTCGTGTATGTATGGGCATGGCGGGTTGTTGTTGCCTAAGAAACAGGGCGAATTGTTGGAGGAAAAGCCATGAAAGGACATCCGCCAACACCAACAAAAGAAGAATGGCACATCTTGTGGGAGCATCACAAGAAATACGAAATTATGCACCGTGATGCGGGCTATTACGTGCAGGCTCAAATAAACAAGCTGCGGCATGAAGAAATTGCCCGCTTTTTTGCGCCGCAAGACGAATGGGAACGGGCTTGGAGTGCGAAACCATGACGGTTAATCTGAAATGTTCGGCCTGTAACGGGCGGCGATAACGCGAAGCAATTTGCGTTAGAATTTTGGCAGGCGCTGACCGACAAGCAGCGCGAGGATGAGATACGGAGGGCGATATAATGGATGACCCGCCAGACGATTGGGAAGACGACTACGACCAATACGCTCGGTATGAATACGACTGCGACCACGCGGAGGCGGATATCGACATTATGACTGGGCGGTTATCCTGCGGCTGCGGATTGCGGCGCGCTGCCACGACGCAGGAGATTGAGGCAGAAATGCGCTGGCAGGCGGAATACATGCAGCAGCAACATGAGGAGGCGCTGGCGTGGGAGCGCGAGCAACACAACACCGAAATGGATGCGAGGAGCGCGACATGAAGCCCGCAATCGTCAAGGTGCAAGTCCCGCTCGCAAGCAACCAACCGATCCGCGGCATGGAGCATGGCCTGGTCTATGCCGAGGGCCGAAAGAACATGGTGGAGCAGCCGCTTCCGCCGCCCGTCGTCAAGGCGCTGGAAGGCGACGCAAAGGGATATTTTGAGGCCGTCTGGTCGAGCACGGTTGGCTGGGCCATCGGCAAGCGCGTGGAGGATCAATTATGGTGAAAACACCAAAAATGCGACACTGCTTTTACTGTGGCGTAGAACTCGGCGTGTATGCCGATCACGATCCGCTAGACGATTGCGGCGCGCCAGAATGCCAGCGCGCGGCTCGCGATGCACACGCACAGGAGCGCGCCGAAACGCACGATCGCCTTGACCGGGACATGGGCTGGTGAGGCGCGCGACATGAAAAAGAACCATTGCCCGCGCCGGATAATCGGATGCGACTGCAAAAGCAGGTATTGTAACGCGCTCAAGCCGTCGATATTTCCAAAGTCACGCGCACTAATTGCCGATGCGATTGAAGAAGCGATATTTGACGCGTTTGGAATGCAGCCACCTGAGACGAATTCGCGCCCGCTTCGTGAGCGCGAGCAAGCACAAGGCCGGGCGCGTGTGCCGGATGGGATGGGATGAGCGGTGAACCTGCAAACTCCGAGATGTGGATGGGAATTGGAAAGCTAATTGAGGAATGCGGCGAAGTTCTGCAACTCTGCGGCAAGTTGATTTTATTCCCAGATGGAGATCACCCGGATGGCAATGGGGACTTGAGTGTGAGGATAGAGGAGGAGCTTGCTGACCTGCACGCTGCTATGAGGTATTTCATACTTGTCAACAATTTGAATACAAAACGCATATCCGAAAGATCGGACAGAAAGATGGAAAAGTTTCACGAATGGCAGTTGGTTGGATTAAAGTCATGACGAACATCACACCATCCGGCAAAGCCCGCGCCCACCGCTTGGCCCGCAGCGTGGAATCCCTAACCGATCTGGCCATCGGCGAGATTGCGAACTACCTGGATGCGATGGACGCGCAGCCCGAACTACGCGTAATTACGTGGGAACTGCTGGCGCGCAAGGCGCTGGCGAAGATCAAGGAGATTGGACGATGAAAAGCGAAAACCAAAACGACGCGGCCGTAGCAATGAAAGCGACAGCGGACGGATGCGACCGCCAGTATAACGATGGTTCCGGAACGCGTTTCGAAATTCGTGCGCGCGAATTGCGGCAAGCACTTTTGGACGCCGAACACCGCGTTCACGAAATCATGTCGAAAATCCGCGATCAGGAACAAAAGCGCGACGACGCGGTTCGCTTTGTCGGAGTTTTGCAGCAGAACCTGGATTCATTGAGAGGGGAATGCGCTAACCGCACCGCTCACGTTCGCGCTTTGGAGGCGCTGTTGCCATGACCGATGTTGGCGCGGCTGGCGCTGGCAGCGAGGGCATCATGAGCGAACTCAAAGAGGCTCTTGCGCGCGGCGATGTCGTTCACAGCGACGGCTGGGTCATTTTCGGCCCGCCCGTGCGCGGTCGCCAGTGCGGCGCCTGCACCGCCTGTTGCACGCAACTACCCGTTGACCTCGGATGCGAGGTCAAGCCGGCGAACGTGAGTTGCAAGCACATATGCAGCAGGGGTTGCCGAATCTATGCCGGTCGGCCTGAGCCATGCGTTGCGTGGTCATGCGCTTGGCTAATCAACGCCAGCACGGACAAGCTGCGCCGGCCGGATCAAAGCGGCCTTGTCATTGACTGCCAGATGGATGAAATCCTAGCGGATGGGCGCCGTCAGATGGTTATTCAGGTGTGGGTTGATCCCGGTCGCCCGGATGCGCATCGCGATACGCATTTTAGGCAATGGCTTTCCGCTCAACGCATGCCGGCCATTGTGCGAACCGGCTCGTATGACGGTTTCGTGTTGGTGCCACCGTCATTGTCACGCGAAGGGAAATGGCTGGAAATCCCCGCAGAAATTAATACTTCTATCGGGTTATACAGCAAAATCCCGCAACGTAATCTTCAGGGCGTGGATGCTTTGCCATGAGCCACGAATGCACCACCTGCGGCCAAGCATGCTACTGCGACGGCGAAGACCACGGCCAGGACGCGCCGGAGGATTGCTTGCATGAGTGCGAAACGGACGGCGATGACGCGGATCAATTCGAATTCAAGTTTTGGCAGGCGCTGACTGATCGGCAGCGCGAGGATGAGATACGGAGGGCGATATAATGGATGACCCGCCAGACGATTGGGAAGACGACTACGACCAATTCGCTCGGTATGAATACGAAAACGACTGCGACCACGCGGAGGCGGATATCGACATTATGACTGGGCGGTTATCCTGCCGCTGCGGATTGCGGCGCGCTGCCACGACGCAGGAGATTGAGGCAGAAATGCGCTGGCAGGCGGAATACATGCAGCAGCAACATGAAGAGGCGCTGGCGTGGGAGCGCGAGAAAAATCTGATAAAATGCAGTAGATGCAATGGTTCTGGAAGCCTCCACGTTGACGAGCCAGAATGCAATGGCGGTGTATGTAGGGCGACGTGCGAGAAATGCGGAGGAAAAGGTTATTTGGCACGCGAGCAACACAACACGGAAATGGATGCTAGGAGCGCGACGTGACCCATCAACCCATCGGCCGCCTGGCCATGCGCGAAGAAGGCTCCTACTGGGTGGCGTATTACGCCCTGGAAGGCACTATGCGGGATGCGATCAAGCTCGGCATGGTGCACATGGCATTTATCAACCATGATCCGGCGCGCGAGGCTCAGTTTATGGACATGATGAAACACGCGGTCGCGGATATCATCGAAGAAAAATTCGGCGTGCGCCCGGTTTGGCCCGATGCGCCTAAGCCTGCGCCGGATCATGAGAGTTTGGACAATGCGTGACAAAATCCAGCGCCCAGACGGTGAATACACCCGAGATCGCCCCGCCATGCGCAGCGACGACGGCTCATATGCGCTGGCGCAGTTGCGGGAGCATGAAGTGCTGGTGTCGCCGGGGATAGTTTACCAGCGGATCAAGGAGGCAAGCAATGCCTGACGACATCACCAAATTTACCGATCAGGAACTTGCCGACGAAATCCGCCGCCGCAGAGATGCTCGCGTGAAGGACTTTTGGCACGGGCATAGACACGGGCATGAACCCGAAGAGGCTTACTTGTGCCCAAATTGCAACGGATCGCAAGTAAATGATTCGCAAGCGTAGCCCCGGCATGCACTTCGCGACCGAACGCACATGGCTCGGCAAAGCCCCGCTGCGCACGCGCCTGTTTCTGCGTCGCGACCTGACGTGGCGCAGCGGTTTGAACTTGTCGGTCGAATGGTGCTGCCTTAAACAAAAAAAGCCCCAGCCCGAAGGCTGAGGCGCAAGTTGCATTAGGGAGGATAAGCCCGGCACGCCAAAGTGCTGCGCCCCATGGCGCAACCGTTGCAGCCTATGCCGCGGCCGGCGTCCCCGCAAGAGCCCCAGCAATCACCTGGGCCAGCGCCAGCGCGGCGGATAGCTCGGCCTGGTGCGCAGGGGACAGCACGTTCGCGGGCATGGCAGATGCAACGGCGCGGATGTCGGCCAGCACGGCAGACGCAGAGGTCGGCGCGGGCGACGCTTGCAAGGCTGACAGGGCCGCATTGAGGTCCGACTCGGCCTTGCTGACGGTTGGCGTGACGAGCCCAGGGTAGGTAGCCAGCGCGGCCTCCAGCACGGGCACGCCGGCGGCCAGGGCGGTGAGTTGCGACTGGTAGTTGGCTGTAGAGGTCGTGGCGCACCCGGTCAGGGCGAGCGTGGCAATTAGGGCGGCGGGAATGAGTATGCGCATGGTAGCGACTCCATAAAAGTTTTGGTTTTTTTGGCGAAGAAAGCTGTGACGTGATTGCACGTTTTTCTTCGAGCCGCCAATTAAAAGCCGGATGCACGTGACTGCATCCGGCTTTTTCTGTTGTCTGCCGCGTCAATGATCTGCGCGGCTCAGTCGCCCATTCCGCCGGGGACGCTCGGCCCAGGCGCGCTTGCGCGCACCCGGCGCGGGAACTCAGATCGGCGTCGAAGGCACAGCAGGTGCGCCTGCCCATGCGCTGACGGTCGATGCCGGATCATCGGCGAACGTCTCTGGCGCCGGCGGAGGAACTGGCGTGCCGCTGATCACAAAATCAATGACCTCGCTTTCGCCGCCCGGAAGCGCCAGCGTCACGGTCACGGCATCGTTGGTCTCGGCCGCCGCGTCCACCGGATAGGCACCCCAGGAAAGCTGCGCCGTGCCGCTCGAACTCGGCGCGCTGAGCGTGCCCACCACGATGGCGAGCTTGGTCGGGTCGCTGGACGTGATCGTGGGCACGGTGGTGCCGCCGACGACATCCTCAACGCCGAGGAACCTAGTGGCGAGCGCCGGATTGGCGGCATTGGTCAGAGTGTAGGTTGTCGAGGTTGTGCCAGACATGACGATTTCTCCTGATTGGATTTTGAAGACGATACCAGACACCAACCGAAGCGCGGGCTTGGGCGGCAAAAGCAGTTGGAGGAAGTGGTGGATACCGCGCCCGTCAGCATCCACCTTTTCGTGCACGACGTTGGTGCTGTCTGTAAGCGCGCACAGGTGCTTTTCTGCGTCGATTAGCCGCCGGATGATTTCTTCGCAGCAGTGCATCGATCAGCCCTCCGAGCGCGCTGCGGGGCATATAGGGCGAGC